ATCTGACCAAGCCCAAAGTGTGAACCATTGCGAGCTTTGGGATCCCATCGAGATTCTTTGTGAATGATCTTGGCAAAGCAATTGAATTGCTTCCAATCAATGATCCTTGAATGAGCATAGAGACGATATTGATCGGCTTGTGTAGCTGCGTGTACGGGTTGCATCTGTAAGACAACCGAGCCTGTAAACAGGCAAAGAGCTCCCCAAACCGCCAGTCTCCTTAGCGAGCTACACGGCTTCAGCCGCTCGCTTGCAGAGCTGGACGGTAGCGGCACTGTCAAGGATGAGTCAAGAATGTGGATAACTTGAGCGCGTCTCCTGCGTGTCGTCCACAGGTTATCCACAGGTCACATCCTCATGATCGAACATCAGATCAGTCAAGACAAATGCTGTGTCCATGATCTTTGTGCCTTCAACCAAGATGATCTTGCCGCAATTGCATTCATAACTCATCTTCACGATTGTCATTTATCGCCACCCCAGCCCTTACCCTTGAAATGCACCGGATTGGCACTGTAAATCCTCGCCATCGGGATTGTGCATCCATCGCAATATGGCACTCGATTGAGCGCATCCGTCATTGATCTTTTGATTGTCTTTGTGTTGCCGCATACCTCGCAGCGATAGTCATACTCCGCCATGTGCATCGCTCCTAGCCATGACGCCCATGACGCCACATCCCAAGCATTGCACAAGCACCATGCCATCACCAAGCTTCACTTCGTCCATTTTGACGCCATGATTAGTGATCTTCTTTTCGACCCTACATTGAAAGCGCAGCATCTCCATGACTTGATCTCCTTAAATTCTCGATGGGATGAAGATTGTATTGCTCGACCCAGAATGATGGATTGTCTCGACGCTTCCAGCGTTTATCTTTGGCAATCGATACCGGAATCCATCCTCGGATCTCATAGACAGGCGATTTGCCCGTGACAAGTACAGCGATGTCAGAATTCCTATCAGTCTCGCCAATGATCAGTGCTCCCGTGTCGTACTTCGTCCACTTGACCTCGATGCGCGATCCGACATCAGCTTGTGTCTTAAATGTGTTCACTGTCGGCTTGAAATCCTTGTTCCCAAAGTATCGAGCCACCACAATCTCAGCGCAGATCGATTCAGCCAATTGGCAGACATATTCATGAAATGACAGATTCTTGTCGTACCTTGATGAATGATCTGGACGGCCATTGATTTCTCGAATGCGTAGCAAAGCAATCTCAATCGATTCCATCATGTCGTCGAAAGACACTTTCATTTTCATTTACACAGCTCGCAATACCAAAGCTCAGGCGATCCCATGACTGTGTCATATCGACCACCATCAAATCGCTTGAACATCTCGCATCGATCGCACCACTCAATCTTTGGCGGATCGACTTGATCTTTGGTCACTGTGCCATCTTGCATGAATCGTGTGCGCTCGCCTGTGGCGATCTTGATCATCTCCATGTCCGCCATCAGCTTTGCACCTTCCATTTTCCATCCGCGCCAAGTACATGCCACATCGGTGCGCATTGATTGGCTTTGATTTTTTCACTGCAGAAATATCCGCCCCAGTCTTTTCCTGGCTTATCTTTGGCCTTTTCACGCCATAGCATGTGGCCATGCTTGCACTGTGGAGCTTCTCCGATGAGCTCTCCGCCAAGTTGATTGACAATCTCGGCGATGCCTGTTGCAGCTGTAGCAAATCCATCCTCAGCAAATGGCTTTGACCACGGATCATCCTCGATCTTGTCCACGAATGCCTTTGGCATCGTCTCGACTTGCTCCATGTTTTGCTTTGTCGGCCTTGTTTCAGATCCGAGCAATAGCCCTGCACACCTGCCAATTGCGCTTGTGACTGTATCTTCGACGAACCATCGCTTCATGCTGGGATTGTAAGATTCAACCCGTCCGAATGCGTAGTCGATCGCTGATGGCTTCTCATCTTCGTACTCACGAAAGATCCGGCATTCGACAAGAATGTATCCGGCTTGAGCATTGAAATCAATGATCGATGTCTCCACGCGATTTGACGGGAATGTGCTGTGCAGTCTTTTGATGCGTGCAGCCACATCCTCATATCCATCCAAGAATCCGGCCATTTATTTGACCGCCTTTGTCTTGCCCATTGCCATGCCGACAGATCGGCCATGATGGTATCCGACTGATTTGCCATCCCTGTATCCCATTGAATACAAAAGTGTGGAGATTGCAAGCTGAGCTAATACTGCAAAGCCGATGATTTGTTCTGTTGTCATTTTGCTCCCGTTTCTGTTAGGGGAGCAAGCCCTGCGTTTCGCCTGACCCGTGGCAAGGCTTGCTCCCGAGTAAGAGCATGAACCAATCGGCTGACAAGGTCAAGAATCCTGCGTGTCTTTGGGCGTGTCTGCCGATGATCTGGGCTTGTCTTTCAATCCATTTGATGCCAACACTGAACCCAATGCGCCAGTCAAGAATATCGTCAGAGTCGAAAGAAGCTCGATGAATGCTCGATCATTGGGAGCTTGGTCGCCAAGCGGCTGAGTCACAAAGATCAGCGCGTAAAGCATTCCAGCGACAGAAAATGCGAAAGTCAGCGCAAGACATACCCCGATGAATACAATTAGCCGAGCTTTAAGCTGCTCATTTGTCAGTCTTTTTTGATGTGAAGCCACTGGGATCCTCTCCAAATATGTCCTCAGTACAGACTCCCGAAGCTTTACATTGCGGCGGATTGCACTCAGGCTTTTGCCAGTTTTCAAATTTTTGGCATTCATACCGCGTCCATCCTTGATAGCCACATGCCGACAGCCCCAGCGAAAGCGATAACCCTAGAGCTGCCGACAGTAGCTTCCGAGTCACTTCCCCAATAACCCGAAAGATTTATCCTTTGGATTTAGCCAGCGCAAGATCACCGGAGCGACGGCAGCTGCGCCAGCCATTGCTAGTGTCTTTGGATCTGTCTCGCCTGCCATGTAAAGAGCAAGCGACGCGGCCATAAATGACCGAGCCCAGCTTGCTGCCATTGCTTTCATTTGCTCCATTTTTTCTCCTTCTTTGGCTTTTCTGCCTTTGTTGGTGATGGCATTTCTACCTTTGGAAATTCTCCCTTGTAAGGCACATATTTTGGACGACCAAAGCCGACGACTTCTTTGCCGATCGTACGCTGCTTGACCATGACCATTCCGCCATTGCGCTGATCGCCTGTGCCGGATGTGTTGCCTTCAATGGTGGTCACTGTCTTGCCATCGATGCCGACGACAATTCCAATGTGACTGATGCGATCGACGCCGTCATGTGGAAAGTCCATGAATGCAAGATCACCGATCGCAGGCACTTCATGCCATCGACCAATCTCCTTGAATTTGTGAGCTCCGACAGCTGTGCTGACCACTGAATGCACCTTGACGCCAGCTTGTGCCAGCACCCAATTGCAAAATGATCCGCACCATGGCAAGCCATTGGCTTTTGTAAATTCACCAAATTTGGTGATGTTGTCCGGTGTCTCGATGTAGCCGATCTCGCCCATAGCGATCTCGATTGCATGTGGAGCTGAGCCGACTGGATATGTCATGAGAGCAAAAGAGCCGCTTCTTCGGCTGTGATGCCAAGACGATCAAGCAAAGCGGCTTTATTTTGTGCCTTTGTCGCTTCGGCTTGCGCTTTGGTTTCAAGTTCATTTTGCTCAATTGTCCATTGCGCAAATTCTTCTTCGGTCATTTCGCGATCGACAATCTCATTGGTTGATTGATTGTGGATTCTTATCGTTGGTTTTGTCATTATTTCACCCCGTAAATTTTTATTGTTCCGCCTGTAAGTGAAACACCCAGTCCAAGCGAAATACTTGAAACGGCTGATGTGTTTGAGTTTGCTGCGATACCGCTTACAACGCGAATAATGCTTGCATCATTGTCCATGTATACAGTATCCCAAGGTACATGATGGAAGCCAGTCGCTGCGTAATTTGCGATTGTGAAAGTTAATAGACCACTAGTGTCGCTACCTTTTGGAGAGCCACCTACGGCCGTGTCAATGCTGCCTGTGTTTGTTTGTCGAGTGTTTGCTGTGGTGCTATCGCCCATCGCGACGCCATAATATCCACTTGTGACTCCATTGTATCGAATTGAAACTGGTGCAAAAGATGCAGATGTGAAGCCAGACACAATGCAAAATAAATTGGTGTAAGTTTGATCTATTGAGCTCACTGTAGTCGTGACGCCGCTCAATGTTGTCGTCGAAAGTAAAGTCATGCCGCCGCTGGCAGCCGCCCATTTAAGCCCAGTCGATGTCGTTGAATCCGCTGTTAAGACTTGACCATTTGTGCCGACTGCTAGGCGTGCCGGTGTATCTGCAGCTGTTGCAGAAATGAGATCGCCCTTAGCATCAAGGATCACAAGTGGATCAGCATTTGTCCATGTGAAATCCATGTCGGCATTCGATGCCTTTGATAGCACCTGACCAGTCGTGCCACCTTCAAGATCGGCCATCGATGTGTCGATGGATTGGCCAAGTGTTCGGATCGCAGCTGCGCCATCTTTGACCAAATCGGTATCGTCTGGGGTCTCCCAGCCAAAATTGGTAGTCGTTGCCATTTCGTCTCCTTATGCCACTATTGTGGCTTCATTCCAGTCAAGTGTATTTGATAGGGAATTCCAAGTCTCGGCAACACTCACTGTGTTCCATCGAGCGGCTTGCAAGCTGAACGCCGTAGGTGAGACAGTCAATGTGATTGCCAGTCCGTTATATGACGCGCTAAATGTCCAGCCTTCGACAAAGCCTTGAAAGCGTCCATTACCAATGTTGGCAGGCAGATCAGTGATGTCGATCGGTAAGCCCATAAACACATTGAGCAATGCGTCTCGATCACTGTCATCGATTTCGGGATTGCCTAGTGGAAAAGTAATCGACCGGAATTGCGGCTGAGGATTGGCGCGAATTGCCAAATAGAAATCGGCCTGATCCTGTGCATCGGCCGCCAGCTCCAATGTTGTCCTGATGTCCTGCGCTTGGTAGCCATAGAGCGCAATTGATGCTGCATCACTGGCTGATTTCTTTTGATTGTTCTTGTATTCGATTGTGACCGAGTTGCGAATATCGCCTGACTTCAATGATGTCTTGATGCCGCTGGCGAGCGCAGTATTGCCTGAGACGCTTGTGTATCCATTGGCCGTCAAGTATTCATTGCGATGTGTACTGTCTGCATAGCAAATGCGGCCTTCTGCGTCCTCATAGATATATCCCAGACCTGAATTGGCCAAAGCTGAGACAAGTGAATACACATCGATCACGCTTGATGATCGAGCTTGCAGCTCATAATCGCCTGGACGATCGATTTCGCCAAGCCCTGAATTTTGGGCATTTGCCCATGTGGTCGTCGGATTGTAGCCAGCCCATGTCTCAGCCGCTGGAACTTGATTCCACGCATTGAAAAGCAATGCAGAGAGGATCGTGTATATCTGATCGCCATCCTCATCCTTCGAGAGCACGCCATTAGTAAGCGACTTTGGCAGCTTCGACAAAGCTCCCAGTGCAATGATTTTCATATTCTGCACAAGGCCGCCAGTGCCAGCTGACTTTACTTCCAAATCCAAATCCGTGACATATCCACCGAAAAGATTGACAAATGTGCCAGTCGAATCCTTAACCCTGATTGTGACTTGATCATTTAGATTCATGGTGACTGGGCTGTCATCAAAATTCAGAATTGTGAAGCTGGCATATCCTGCAGTGGCTTGGCTGTAAATATCTGTACGCCCAGATGTGATCGAGACATCGGCTAGGGTAAGGCTCGCATAATCATTTGAGCCATTGACTGTGAGTGACCATTCAGGCGTCCAAATTGTCATGACTGGAAATTCAGAGCTCCCAATGTGCCACGACTAAATGATCGATTGAGCACATCGACGATTGTGCGCGCT